ATTCTTCCCGTTCTTCCCACCGTTCTTCCCATTCTTCCCACCATTCTTCCCATTCTTCCCGTTCTTCCCACCGTTCTTCCCATTCTTCCCACCATTCTTCCCATTCTTCCCGTTCTTCCCACCATCATTCGTGGCGCAAAACTGCAGTGGTGAATGCGGCGCCCTTTCCTCAGGTTGGGGTTGTCCTCCATCACTGTGGTGCAGTTCTAGTAATTGTGGAAATTGCCGAGGATAAAAGGAATTGATTATGACAGGTACATATGATATACTTTTAAATATGAGCAGTTGGTCAAATTGGAAAAAAAATCTCGGAGAGTCACGTCCTTGGCATTTGTTAGATCCAGGTCAAATAGTAAGTGATCAAAAAATCATTGAAAAAAGAATGTCTATATGTGACTCTTGTCCACATTTAACAAAAAATACTAAACAATGCACAAAATGTGGTTGTTTTATGGTAGCAAAAACTAAATTAAAAAATGCAGAATGCCCAATAGGATTGTGGGAAAAGGAGTAGTAATGGATAAGCAATTATATGTTCTTCATACACCTAGAACTGGTGGTAATTTTATAAAGCAGGCGGTAACTCCAGTATTAGACGCTAATTCTTTATCATACTATATAAAAGATCAATATACGCCACACAATGTTGATTTTTCAGAACAAGTGTTTCTTGCTGGACATTGGGGTACATATCCAATAACTGTTCGTCCAAATATAGATGTTGTATCTGTAATTAGAAATCCTGTAGAGGTAAGGGCTAGTATTTTTGTTTATTTTTATGATAGAGTATTTGGAATACGTGCAGATTATTCAAAATTCTCATCACTAACAGATAAATTTAAATACTATGTTTTTGATGATACAAATTTTGAAATTCATAGAAACATGCAAGCAAGATTTATTTGTAATTCTGCTGATCCAGTTATTTTTGATCCATCTTTATACTCTGAACAAAAGTATAGTTTACAAGCAATTAAAGACATAAGAACCTCAAAAGCATTCTCATGGTTTGTGGATAATGAAAATACCAGTTTGGAAAATGCAATGAATAACTTATCATCATTCTATTCTGTACATAAATATGATAATCTTAATTTAACATGTCAAGATATATCAACATGGTTTAATCAAAATTATAATGTAGATGTAGAATTTAACATGAGCAATCTTGTTAATGAAGGTGCATCCACACTTCCGTCTGGCCCATCTTCTACAGAGCAAATACTAGAAGGTCTTTCTTCAGATGAAATTGAAAGAATTGAGTCTTTTGATTCAATAGATAAAGCAATTTACAATCAAGTAGTATAAAAATACTAAAAACTGAAAGGAAGTTTTGTGATTGATAAAAAGTTTGTATTTGCTGTAAAGTTAGAAGAGTTTCAAAACATTTACGAGGTTTTTGATATACTTTTTGCTCCAAGCCAATATGAAGACATGTTTAAAAGATGGTCAGATGGATTTTCTAATAATGATGTTCAGGTTATTAATATTTCTGATTTAACTCCTACTCCAAAAACTATTGAAATAGGTTCAGTCTGGGATGGTAAAAACTTTATTACAAAAAACGTGATAAATACAATTGAGTTAAGTGAACATGCAACATGCTATGCGTTTTTAGATACTAATAAAACTGTTTTTGGCGTTCACTTTATAAAAAAAATACATCAATTCTACGATGAAAAATGGAAGGCTGCTATGACCTTAGACGTTATTGGCTTAGATGCAACAGACTATCCAGAAGTAAATTTAGGCTATCTCTGGGATGGAAATAATTTTTATCCATCAGAAAGTAATTAAGACTTTTTATATTTATGATATACTATATTAATAAGGAGAATAATTGTCATGTACGATGAAAATCAAAATCCATGGTTTACAAAAGATAGATCAGAAACAGCATCTAATAGGTACCCAGCAAAAACTTTATCAAATGGTATAGTTGTAGAAAATCCTGGGCTTGGCTTAAATATATACAGAAATGTTTTTTCTAAAGATGATGCAGATAGATATATAAAAACACTTGAGTCTAATTTAGATGGTAGCAAAGGTTACAGTTGGTCAGAAGCACAAGTAACAAATTCTACTACTCCAATTAAAAGAGCAAGAGATTGTGTAGACTTTAAGTATAAACAAGAAAATCTTGGACCACGTAGTGATAATAATGCAGAACTTATTGATTTGCACGAAGAAATATATCAAAAATTAAAATTTTGTATTGATGATTATGCATCCTATTGGGGCATAAGTGTTATATACTATGAAGCCTTTAACTTTGTAAAGTATGAAGGAGAAGGAAAGCACTTTAATATCCATGCAGATCATGGACCAGCATATAACGCTACAGTTTCGGCAGTTATATATATTAATGATGATTATGAAGGTGGAGAAATTCAATTCCCACGCCTAGACGGATATATTCATAAGCCAAAGATTGGAGACATTGCTGTATTTCCATCTAACTACATTTATGAGCATGCATCTCTTCCAATGAAGAGCGGTACAAAATATTGTGTCGTAATCATGACTGATATTAATGAGTTAGGCCATAAGTAATGGATGAATATAATCTAGTATCTTTTAAATCATACAGACCTTGGCTAACAGAAAAAAGTAAATCTGTTCCATCTCCAACACAAAAAGAAATACCTCAGTGGTATAAGGATGCAGATAGGTTTGCAAAAAATCCTATAAATGGAGAATATTATAAAGCACCAAGAGAGGTTTGTCCTTTTCCAAAACCTGGAACAACAAACGATTATGGAATGATACCAACATGGAAAGCATGTCCAGCGATTATGGATGCTTTTATTACTGGTTACGTATTTAAAACTCCATGTGATATAACATTTACAAAAAATGCTAAAGGGTCTTTAGACTTTAAAATTGAAAACGAAATGTATAAAGACTTTTGTACAGCAAGACCACAGATGCCACAATTTGAGCACCCTAAAGGATACTATAAGGATCATTTCGCATGGATGCCAGACTGGGGAATGAGATTACCAGAGGGATATAGTGCTTTATTTATGACACCAATGAATAGATTTGACTTGCCATTTATTAATACAACAGGAGTAGTGGATTCTGATAAAGTAGAAATATTGGGAAGTTTTCCATTTTTTATTATAGAAGGTTGGGAAGGAACAATTCCAGCAGGAACTCCGTATCTACAAGTTTTGCCTTTTAAAAGAGAGAATTGGCAACACGAAATTGATATTTTAGACTCAACAAAGATCTATGGTAAAATAGTAGATAACTCAAACTTTTATCGTCAGCCAGATGGCGGGGTATACAAAGATAAGGTTTGGACAAGAAGAGAATATAAATAGGAGCAGCAATGTCAACTTGGTCAGAAAAAGAAAGTCTTGGCAACGGAATTACAGTATACAGAAATGTTATTAAGCCAGAATTAGATGTTATCAATAGGTTAGAGGCTGTATTAGGTAGTCCATCACCATGGGGAGAACTATCTCCAGAAGGAAAAAGATATCATTGGTTACCAGCATATGTTGGCTATCAGCAGTTGATGCCAGATTATCGTGATTGCTATGATTTTAAGTTTAAAAAAACAGATATTGAATCAGATCCAAGTGAAGAATCTTTATTGTTACAAAAGATATGGCAAGATGTATATGATGTGCAGGCTCCAGCAGTAGATGATTATCGTAGAGACTATAACATAATGCCATTAAAGTATTGGGAAGCATTTAATTTTATTAAATATGGACCAGGACAACACTTCAAAGAACATCACGATCATGGATATTCATATAACTGTACGGTGTCATTAGTTGCTTATATAAATGATGATTATGATGGAGGAGAATTATATTTTAGACTGCAAGGTTTAAACATTAAGCCAAAAGCGGGAGATCTATACATTTTCCCTTCTAACTTTATGTATCCTCATCAGGCAATGCCAGTCCACTCTGGAACAAAATATTCAATTGTTACAATGCTTGATTATAGTAAAAAGTTCCACACTCCAGATATGTATGATCCAAAGTGGGAAAACGAATAGTGTTTAATATATCTGTAGAAAAAATGCATGGTGGAATTTTTAAAATTGAACCCATGTCTATTAAAAGAGATTGGATGGATGTAACTTCTGAAAAACATGCATATAGATGTTTCCCAGTAACTCAGGCAAACGTTGTCGGATGGAATATCTCTTGTACAGAAGATATAGTTTTTACTTGGGATGGTATCAATGACCAAACGGATCAGCATGTAAAAATTATAAGTCCAGAAGGTTCGTATTCTGGTAGAGGTCAATCTACAATAAGCCTTAATACATCTTTAATATTTAGAACAGATGCAGATGTAAGTATTTTAACTATAAATCCAGTAAATTATTTTAATGATGATTTTGAAACAATGTCTAATTTAATTAGTACATCATTTTATGATAATCCATTGCCGCTTGCAATTAAGGCAAAAAAGGCAAATGTTGAAACTGTAATAAAAGCAGGTACTCCAATTGCTACAATTATTCCTATTTCTTTAACTAGTCTAAATAATACCTGTATAGAAATTAATAGTTATAAAGACGAAGGTGGTATAAGAGTTAAGGCATTATCTGACTATGGTCAAGCAGCACAAGAAGTAAATTCCTCTGGAGCATGGACAGACTGGTATAGAGATGCAGTAAATGAAAAGGGTGAGTCTTTAGGTTCTCATGAAGTAAAAACATTAAGACTTTCTGTAAAAGATAATACGGTAACAGGGTGATATAATATAATGATGATGCCAGAAGATGCAATAGAAGTAGTTAGAAAACCATCTTTAACCCCTTCTGGGTTTTTTGGAAGTGGTCCTGAAAATATTATTGAGTTAGAAAACTTTATGACACAAGAAGAGGTTGATTTCTTAGATAAGGCAGCAAGAAGCATTACTGTATGGGATATAACAGAAAGTCATAAAAACGAAAACGGAACTGTAATATATGATGCAGGATATTGGAAAGATAGAGTTGCAAGTGCACCTTCACTTAATCAAAATGATCCAAATATTGTTCCAGTAATAATGGGATTATTTAATAGACTTCAGCCAATTATTGAAGATTTCTTTAAGGTAAAAGTTAGACCTACAGGACAAACAATTGTAAAATGGCCTCCAGGATACTATCAACTTCCTCATGCAGATAAAGAACTACATTCTGGCCCTGATGCGGGTACTCCAAATGACTTTCCAAATTATGATATAGCAAGTTTATTTTATATAAATGAAGATTACGTAGGTGGAGAATTATACTTCCCAAATCAAGGAATACAGTTTAAGCCTAAGCGTGGATCTGCATACTTTTTCCCAGGGGATATGAACTATGTCCACGGTGTATCGGAAGTGATAAGTGGAGATAGATATACATGCCCATTCTTTTGGGAAATTTTAGAGCATACTGGAGAAAATAAGCCAGATTTTAATAAAGAATATTATAGAATTTTTCCTACTAGCGAACAGGTTTCAAAGTGGGATCCTAGAAGGGGGATTATGTAACTATGACTACAAATTTTACAGTAGAAGAAATATACCCAAATATATTTGTTTATAATAATGTATTTGAAGATCCAGAAAGAATGTATCAGATTGCTAAAGATTCAGTTAACAATTATGATGATGCTATATGGGAGCACTGGCAAGACTGGTATATTTTTGGTACAAAGGTTGAAAAGTTTGGACTTCATTTTGACAAACAAGCAACAGAACTTAAGATTTTAAAAGATATAGAGGTAACTAGCAAAGTTCAAGAAGATCAAAGATATTTTATTACAGAACTTGTTAAAGGTTTTCATTTAGTAAATAATGATTATATACAAAGACACAATGTGCCAATACCAAATGAAATAAAGGAAACAGTTCGTTCATACGGGGTAGATCATCCCAAATGGAATTGGACTGGGCCATCACTATGTAAATATTTTATAGATTCAGAAGGCTCAGAGTGGAATGGAGGGCATCTTGCAATGAGGTATCACTCCGATTATATTAGAGAGGCAATAAAAAGTCCAGGGTACAAGTTTGTGCTTACAACAACAACATACCTAAATGATAACTATTTAAATGGCGGAGTTGATTTTGCTATTGGTAATAAGTTGATTAACTATAAACCAAAGGCTGGAGATTTCCTAGTTTTCCCATCAGGACATCCTGACTATCTTACTGAGGGCAATGAGGTTTATCTACATGCTGCAGAAAATTGTCAAGAAAATGAAAAATTTTTTACAAGAATGTACTGGCAAGTGTATGAAGATGCATCTGAAGAATGGAAAGAAAACGAAGAAAAGTTTGGAAAAGATCTTTGGCCTGAAAAAATGAAAGAAATTCAGGAAGAATATATGGAACTACATCCACAAAGAACTGTTATAGAAGGAGCGGTTAGAATAAAATGAACCTAGAAAATAAAAATAGATTAACTAAAGATATTGTTGTTTATGAAAACTTTTTAGATGCCGAAACTTCTGCTAAATTAGTAAAGGTTTTAGATAGACATGCAGAGGTGGGTAAGTTAACATGGATGCCTATTTCTTTTTATGAATCATATTCATCTGTTCTTCCACAAGATGACGACGAAATTGTTATAGAAGAAGGATTGTCTCCAACAATTTTTTCTGATATAAAGTCAAAAATAATTGATGCTGTAGCAAGTGTTCATGATCTTGATCCAAAAATAATTTCTCAAATTGGATATCATACACAAAAATGGGAGCCTGGAGCATATGCAAGAATTCATTCTGATAATACAGATGAAAAAGGAAATGCTGGAGCATTTACAAGAAGTCGATATGCAGCATTTTTATATTTAAATGATGATTTTGAAGGTGGTCTTTTGCAATTTCCAGATCAACAAATAAGCATAAAGCCAAAGGTAGGAATGCTTGCTGCATTTGACGGGGGATTTAATAATATGCATGAAGTAACAATGATAACTAGTGGAGTAAGATATACAATCGGATCATTCTGGGATGATAGAGAAGAAGATGCCTATCCACAGGAATTAAGAGATGCCTGGGCTGAAGAAATGAAAAAAACTAGAGAGGCACAAGAAGTAGAAAGAGCAGAATGGCAAAACTTATTAAAAGAGGGCTATAAGTTAGACATGGATGGAAACAAATATAAGATTGATGACGTGGGAGTAATTCCACATGATTAATAAATTCAAACAAAATTTAACTAACAATAACCTTAAAGTTGAAGAAATAACAGATGAAGTTTTGCTGGTTAAAAACTTTTTGACACAAGAAGAGTTAGATTTTGTTTGGAATATTATTAATTCTGCATCTCAAGAAGACTGGGAGGTAGAATACATGGGTAATTTAAAAAACTTTTGTTTAGAAAAGTTTGGCAGAGATGATGTTGACAACCTGGTTGCTGAAGGAAAGTTTGAAATTACTCAAAATTGGGTAGACAAAAATTTAAATATTAAACATCATAAAGAACAAAATATTTTTTATAAGAGATTATCAGATATGGTAGTTGACGCATTTCCAGAATTAGAGTTGAGTGGTCTTGCTACAATTCAAAGAATGCAGCCAGAAGTAGAATTAAAATCTCATGTCGATCAAGATACTGATCCATCTATAAGATACGCAACAATTATTTATATTAACGATGATTATGAAGATGGAGAGTTATTCTTTAAAAATCTTGACTTATCATTAAGACCTAAACCTGGTGATCTACTATTTTTTCCTGGAGACAGTAAGCACGAACATGGAGTAAAGCATGTTCACGAGGGACCTATAAGATATGTTATAGTTGGATTTGTAAAAGAAAAAGGACATTATGAAAGACATAAATACTAGGAGAAATAATGAATAGAGAAATTTTAGATCCAAAAGTTTATTACTATACAGATGCTATAGAAAATTTTGATACTTTTCTTGCTACATTGAATGAGTTAGATAGCATGGATTCAGATGATGACTCTCAGGTAAATGTTTGGCAAAAATGGACATCCTCTAATGATAAAGATTTTATATATGGTGAAACTAAAACATTTGATATAAACTCAATAACAAAGTTTGGCGGTATTGTTGGAGAAAAATCTAAGTATATATATGATGCAGTAATGACTACTCTTTATAACGTCTGTAAAGATTATGCAGAGGCTATGGGCGATTTTGATGAACCAAGATTATTTCCAACTTTTAATATTAAAAAATATTATACTGGAATGGCAATGGGAGCACATTTTGATCAGTTAGATGGAGATAAAACTTTAAGATATTCATTAGTTATGTATTTAAATGATGACTGCGAAGGAGGAGAAATCTCTTTCCAATTAAAAGATTATGATGGAGGCTGGAATAGCAAAGATGGTTGGGTTCATGGCGCTCCTCCAGTAAACTTAGATTATGAT